CGAAAAGTGTCGTTACTTGTCTTTCCGTTCATTGAACTAACGAAGTTGCAAAATCTCAAAGATTTTAACGCTAGAGATTCAGCATCCAGCAGAAATGCTTATCTTTCTAGAGATAGAAAGAGAAAATTAAATCGTAAGGTTAATACTTTGCCCTTCTCTAAGAGATGTGAGCATTTAGTATTTCCATCTATAGGTCAATTCTCCTATGAATATCAGCAAAATTCTAATATAGGAATTGAACCAAGAAAGGTTAGGAAATCGCCGTATATACAACATTCTACAACGTATACACGAGGAATTCCCTATCCCCGTATCATCTATGAACGCATAGATAAATACAATCATAGTGACATAGCATATGAAAATCCGAAAGCACAGAAAATTGTAGCACAGAAGATTTTCTCTCACGCTAATAAAGTGAGACCTTGCTCACTTAAGAAAGCACTTAGTAATTTACCCAAAGACACAAGTCCTGGTTATCCCTTGAATCTTCAATTCAAGAACAAAGGGGAAGCATCAGTTGACGGTCTAAAATGGGCTCAAAATATTAAGAACTCACTTAAGTATAAGAGCATCGAAGAAATGCTATCACAGGTTCCACCTTGTTATGCCGCCGCTAGACGTGCAGTGCAGAAGCAAGGCGTCGATAAGACTCGGCTAGTTTGGGCATATCCAATGGCAATTAGTCTTCTCGAACATACATTTGCGCTACCTATAACAGAAGAACTGCGAAAAACCGGTCTCTTCGGATGGAGCATCAACTTTTTAAACTCTGATGCAGCTGTTATTTATCAGAAATTGTCTGGGACATTTCTTAATAATAATACGATCCGATTTGGTTTAGATTGGACTTCATATGATTCGTCCGTTCAAGCAAAAGCCATTAGATGGGCTTTTAGTGTCTTAAGACACTTATTAGACTTGGACTCCGATCAAGCGAAGCTCTTCAAATTTATTGAAGAGTATTTTATCAATACTCCACTCTTATACCGCAGAAGAATGTACCGTAAAAACCACGGTGTTCCTTCCGGTAGTTGTTTCACCCAAATCATAGATAGTTTAATCAATATGTACATCCATGTTGATCTTGTACTCAATGTATCTTTAAATACACATAAACTTAACAAGTGGGAAGATATTTTCTTCTACGCCAATTTTCTTGGCGATGATTCGATAATTCGACTTATGTTCGGATTGGATCGCTCACAAGTTGAGAGAATGGTACAGATCGCACAGATAAACCATGGCATGATTCTTTCAGTGAAGAAATCATGGTTCATTTGGAGTGATGTAAATTTTTATGATGATTTTGAGGTTCGTCAGCGAGAAAGTACATTAATAGTGTATCTAGGCAAAACGATCGAGAGTCCGCTCGATGTTTATGCAGATCCTATTAAAGTTGCAGCCGCTGCAAAACTGCCAGAAAAACCGGATAGAGGGCCAGAGGACGCCCTAACTAGGCTAATTGGATTAGCTTGGTCTTCAGGTACATCACGCGAAGCATACGCGTTTCTGAAAAGCAATTGGGATTCGCTCAATAAGAAGTTCCCGGGGGTTCGACCTGCCCCATTTTCACCCATTGAACGTAGATGGCTGAAATTAGTCACTAGTGACGCTATTGACTTACGGTTTCCGACGTGGAAAGAATTACTTTCACGTTACGCCAAAGGCCGCTGAATCTTGTATTCTAATGAAAATCTGGACTATAAGATTTTCATAGCCCTTTGAAGACCTTGAGCACAGGTTGAGCAGCTCCATAACCATAGTAACCTTACTGTTGGGACCCTTCACCCTAGAAGCAAACTGGCGCCAAGCGGCGATACAGCTAGCATACTGAAAAGAGTAGCAAGACCGCAAGCTACTGAAAATAGTAATGCGCGTGCAAAGCAAGACACGTTAAAATCTTCAAGACTAGGCTTAGTTTCTATAAAAACTCCTAC